CAAATCAGAGTCCACATAACTGACCGCGTCGGTCAGGTCTTGGCCAATGATTGCCTCCAGCTCGGCATCATCCATCTGCTCCATCGCCGACACGTCGGTGGTGATCTCTAGGTCTTTCATACGGGTATCTTTCGTAAAACGACGTACATGGAGTCAACCGCACGCGGCGTGCGTAGTAACTCATCTTGCTCTAATTCTAGGCTTTCGCCGTACTTTGACAGCCTGTACTCTAGGTGTTTCATCTCAAACCGGAAATCCTTCCAGTCCAAGTACCAGTGCCAGGCGCAGTAATACACCCAAGAATTCTGGTTAAACGCACGAACATGGGTCGGGTCCTGCCATGCGCCAAGGGATAAGTCATACGGGACGTGGATGTGCATCTCGCCACCAACGTCCAATAAATCCAGGCAGTTCCTCATGCACTTGACTAGGTCTGGGACGTGCTCCAGCACGTCTTGCGCAAGTATCTTGGTGAATATCCCAGGCTCTACCGTTATCTCACCAGCGTGCGTCTGTATCTTCTGACCCCACTCAATCGTGCATATATCACCGTGCCAATCGGGGTTCTTGTTCTCGTTAATGTCCATATTGACGCAGTCATCGCGCCAATCACGGCCCGATCCCAAGTTAAGAGTTAAACCACTGCTTGGCATATTCGGGTCTGTTTTTAAGCAACCAGGGCACTGCCTCATTGGTCAACTTCTCAGCGTTAGTTCCAACTGTCTGGCTGCCAACGTGGTGGACATAGCTGGTGGAGACGTAGTGCTCAAAGCCTTTTGCAGTCAGGTCAAGGCAGTTAACGTCATCGGAGTACCAGTTCAGCGGTGGAAAATTGGCCTCTTTGAATGTATCCCCGTGTATCCAGGCGAATATCGGGCTAATTACTTCTGCTGGCCTGATCTTGGACTCGTACTTGAACCGGCACATATCAATCGTCTCGCCATCAGGATTAAACCTAATGTTCTGCGCCTGGCGCGCAGCATCTGTCCTGGAAGCCACCCACCCAATAGGTAAATCCATATCTAGCAAGATATCCACATCCTCCATCAGTACCCTGTAGCTGGTGGGCGTCAGAACGATATCGTCATTGGCCACCACCACGGACTCAAAGTCCTCAAGTGCGCGGTTAATGATGGCGTTGTAGTCGTTGCCAAAGTTAGTGGGCTGAGAAAACACTTTAACGTCAGCATTGAAGTTCTCGATCACGGACTCAGGTCCGCGCAGGTAGACGGGTATCTCGGGGCAGTATTGCTTAATAGACTCAAGCAAAACGCCCAAGCCCTTGCCGTGTACTGTGGATATGACAATGGGGCAGATCACTACTCTACGCCGCCTTCCAGTTGCGTGTCAACTGGTTCCTCAGAGTCTTTGCTTCCATCATTGGGGCCGCCAACAACCCAAGCGTCGCAGGTACGGCTTGCCGCGCACTTAAAGTCAAATATCTCGCAGTACCCAAGGTCTGCCAGCTCAATCGTCCCCCACGGGTCTGCCTCGTTACCGATACCCTTGGCAATGCACTCTTTGATGGAGTCCTGCACGTTAAACGCTGCGCAGTTACCGCAGCGGCTCTGCTTGGCGTCTTGGATGGTAACGCTCCAGGTATTGGCTTTCTTCTTCCAATACTCGGTATTGGGCAGCGCTGGATTCTCAGGACCATACGCGGCAGTGGTAATCGCCTTGGCGCGGTTCTTCAGATTGAGCGTCACGTCCTGCGTAGGCAGCGGACACTTGGTGCTGGTCTTACTCATCATCTGGTTCATCGCGCCCTGGTAGCGCGCTGGCACATCTCGCATACTGGTGGCCATTACATCTTCCCCTTCATGGCTTTAGGCTTGATCTTGGCCTCGGATAGAGCAATCGCAATCGCCTGCTTGGGACTCTTTACTACCTTGCCGCCTGGTCCAGAGTGCAGCTTTCCGGTCTTGTACTCGTGCATCACCTTGCCAACTTTCTTCTGCGCCTTGGTCATCTTCATATCTGTGCTCCTAGAAATTAATTACGCCAATTATGCTACGCGGGGTATGTTCCTGCGCAGCGCCTGTCCCCACTTATTGCTGGACGCAGAGCCAAATGCGCCCGTGATCGCGTCAGAGGCAAACGTCAAGCAAAACGCATCAGCCCTGTCGGGGCTCGCTAACCCGCGCTTCCTGATCTCGTCCTTGCCCTCGATCTGAATCTTGCCGTTGCTGGTAAACGAATACCGCACAGTGGCCAGCTCGGAGATCAACAAATCATCCTTGGGCATGGTGCAGTCACGCTGCTCCAGCCACGCCTTGGCCTTGTGCCATAACTCAGCCTTCAGATTCCTATAAGTCCCGCCCATCGCTGGGCTCTCCGATACATTGATACCGCGCGCAGGCAAATTCAGCTCGCGCAGCCGGTCAACGACGCCAGCACCTAAACCAATGCTGTCAACCAGTATCTCGTGCGGCCTTTGGCTAGGCATCAGGACCTCGTACTCGGACACAATGGCGCCGGTCAGTTGCATCAGGTCCAAGTTCTTCCAGGTCTTGATGTGCTCGGTCACCGCGTTACCCTGGCGCTTGCACAGGGCGCTCCTGTCAGAGCCGAACCTGGCCACGTCCAAGCCCCACACTAACCTGGCGCTGGTGCTTGGCGCCACGTCACGCTGTGTGGCCATCTCCAGTAACTCCATCGGTATCACCGTATCGTCATCGGACCTGGGAAACTCACCCAGTACGCGAATTCGGTAGGCGTTGCTCTCCTCGCCATAGCGTGACTTCATCTCCTCGATGTAAGCCTCCGACACGCGGGGCGAGTCCGCACAGCTAACCTTCATCGTGATCCAGTCACCCGCCAGACGGTTATGCGTGTCGTAAAAGAAACCGCTGGACCGGACGGGGTTACCTAGTAACAAAGTTACAGCGCTATGACCCGACATCGATCCAGCCGCGGCCTCGAACACCTGCTCCGGTATACCTGACGCCTCGTCTGCCACCAGCATGACATTCTCTGAGTGGACACCCTGCAAGGCCTCTGGCTGCTCTGCCCTACTAGTCCTGGCGCTTATGAACGCCTCGTTGGGGAATTCCTTAAACTCAATCCGGTCCTGCTTAACCTCCAACTGGTTCTGTAACGTCTCCGGCAGAGCCTTCACCCAGCGCTTTAGTTCCGCAAATAAGGCGTCATAGAGCTGCGAGCTTGTTGGCGCCGTGAGCACAATCTTGACCGGAAACCTTAGAAACGCATACCAAATAATCGCCCAGGCAGCGGCAGTTGACTTGCCCACGCCGTGGCCAGACCTGACGCTAATCCTGCGCTCGCCTGCAGCTATGTGCATCAAAAAAGCCTTCTGCCAGGCGTCCGGTTCCGTGTTTAGCACCTCCTGCACAAAAAGAACAGGGTTGCGGTAATACTTTTTCGCCCACTCAATAAACGGGTTTTTGGAGTGCTCCGACTGTGCTTCTGTCATCTCGGTGACAGTAGACGCGATAGTTGGCACAGTTTTTATTTTTTTTGTGGCGGTGGGCGGTGTCGGGGACGGGGCCAGGGGGGTGGGGTCAGGGTTCATGGGCTCGGTATGTGTTTAGGTGCAGCAGTTGCCGCCCCCGCTGCTGGAGCGAATGGGGGGGTCGCGGCCACCGGAGCCAGGCGGACGGGCCAGTACCCAGCGTACATGGCTAGGTTATCCACAGGATAGTCACAGGCTGAACAACTTAACATAATGCCCGTCGTATGCAGTAGAGATGCTTGAGACATGGTTATCCACAGACCTGCTGGACGTTGTCAGCGTCCTGCACCACCTCGACATGGCGCAGCGCATCCAGGCGCAAGCCGCCAATGCTGATGTTCACCGCTGGACCGCGCTGCTGTGCGTAGACGCTAGGCTTCCAGCGCTCAGCGACCCACTGGCGCGTCTGGATGCGCACGCGAGCCAGGTTAGCCTCCTCAGGCGCCGCCTGGTCGGCTATGTCCAGCGTCTCGCAGACCAGCGAATCAGCGGCACGGGCACGCGCGCGAGCAATTTTATGCTCGTTGTCGGGCATCTCGCACCAGATTTCTAGCGCGCGCCTCCCAATTCCCAGTGCCTCGCATATCCGCGCCGTTGACTTGCCTGCCTCAAACATGGTCACGATCTGCTCTACCGGTATTGAGTCCAGCACCGCCAAGTCCTCGCGCTTTTTCTTTTGACCAGCCATCAGAAAGCCTTTAAATCGAATTTAGCCACCCAAAGCACCTTACCCATGCCCAACCCAACAAAATCGCTTCTACGCATCATCTAGCCCCTTTAAACGCCTTTGTGTCGAACAGTTTAGGCAGCGTGCTCGGCTTTGTCATGTCCAAATCGTTCTCCATGTCATCAAACCCGCTTGGCCCACCAACCGCCACCAGCTTACTGTCTGGCCATAACTGCTTAATCTCGCTGACCTTGCCACCTGCCTGCTTGTTGACGATTATCGCAATTTCCGCTGCCGTCCAGACTTCCCTGTCCGTATAGCCTGTCCACTGCTGGCAGTAGAGCTGCTTGGCCTTCTCGTCTGGCACGATCACGAAAACCGTACCATCCTCGCGCTGGTGCTCGATCTGTCCCAGGTCCGGCAGCTCGCTGACCCCATTAGCCGCAGCCCAGTCCTCCATAGCCTGGTACGCCTTGCACATCCCCTTGACCGCCTTGTCCAGCTTTACGTCGTCCCTAGATTCCTGTGCCTGCCAGACCCGTTCAAGTTGCAGCCACACCTTTTCCCGCAGCTCGCTGTCCACCATCCAGACCAGCCTATCAATACCCCATATTGCATCATGGGTATTCTTTCGGTTTGTCAGTTCAACCATGACCGCGTTTTTGAACACGTCAAAACGATCCGCTGGAAAGCTCGGCATGGTCGGCTGACTAATCGCCAAAGATTTAAGTTTTTTTATTGCCACTTATCGCTCCATCAAGAAAAACTAGAAACTGCCCACTTGGGCAAAAGTTTGGGCATTGACTGATCGGGACAAATGGGGCGCGTATTAAGACTTACGCGCCCATTTGTCCCGTTTTCCAGCCAATTTATGCCGGTACAAATGGAATTTGGTGTGTACTCCCATTTGTCCCCCATTTGTCCCATTTGTCCCATTTGTCCAAGCACCTTTAAAAGACCTAGAAATCGCTATCTTTTTGACCATCATCGCCCCAAATCACCCACACAAATGGATCGAAAACCTCTACCTTTTTGGCGTTCTGAAGGCTCTGCACGCACCTGTTAAAGCGCTTTGTGATTCCTTTTTTGTCTGTTTGTGCTGCTTCAAACGCCTCGCGCCACTGTTCCACATGAATAGATTTATTGCGTTTGTTGTCAATTACCCGCATCTCTCCGTGCTCACCAATTGCCTTATGAAGTGCATCCAGAGCCACCTTTTGGACGCCTCCAGCACCAGACCTGGATGGTGGTTTTGGTGGCGTCTTGTACTGCTCGTCGATCATTTCCTGGTTCTCTTTGACCGCTAATGAGACGTTTTCGTCCAGCCCGAGTCCCTTGTCAGCACCCTGATTAATGTCGATATTGACCATCTCAAAGCCGAATTTAAGGTTGTCCTGGCCATCCTTTTGCTTGCTGATGGTGATGATTCCTTGTCCTGCGACACCATCCTTGCGCTCGGTTTGCTCAAGTTTCAGCAGCTCCAACTGCGTATCCACGGCGCCTAATAGTGAGCTGTGACCGCGTAATCCTTTGGTCTGGTCCTTGCCAGAGTGATGCAAAACCATCAAGGCGCAGTCCAATTTGCGCTGCAGCCTGCCAGCGTTATGGATAAATGCGCCCATGTCCTGGCTGTCGTTCTCGTTGCCACCGCCGAAGGCTCTGGCTAGGGTATCTATCTGCACCAAGCTCAGCTCTATGCCTGTGCGCTCGATCAGGTTGTCTATTGACTCCATCAGCAGGTTGAAGTCATCCGCGCTCGATCTCAGGTTCAATTGGTAGCGTATGACGTATATCTCTGCCCCGTCCTGCGTCTGGTGGTTGATCTTGCAGGCCTTGATCCTTGCCCCGATACCGCCGTGACCCTCTCCGGCTATGTACAGGACGGCGCCAGGGTTTGTTACCTGGTTACCCATCCACTGCCTGCCTGTGGCCACCGCCTCGGCTATGTCAAGCGCGATAAATGACTTGTATGAGCCTGGTGGCCCGTACAGGGCTGCAAAACCCTTCTCCGGCAGCACGTTCTCAATGATCCACCTGACCGGCTCGTCCTTGATCGTGTCCCAGGCCTCGATGTTCAGCAGTTGCGGTGTCGGGTTGTACGCCTCCTGATCTGTTTGCGTTGTTTCCGATGATTGTTCGCCATCTGTTACAGGCATCTCTTGCGTGATAACAGGCGCCTGCTTGGCCATGTCCGCGAGTTCCTTGCGCGTGCCTTTGGCGTGATGCACCCACTCGTAGGCGTCATCCCCCTCCACCATCAGGTCCAGGTCCAAGTAGCGGATTGACTTGGCCACGGGTAACAGGTTCTGTATTGCACGCCTGGCGTACTGCCTTCCTGGCTCGTCGTTGTCCGGTATCACCACTATGTTGGCTCCGGCAAAGTATTGCGTTATCTCCGCTGGCCAACTTCCTGCGCCAGTGTGTGACGTTGTGGCAATGGCGCCAATGCTGACCAATGCGTCCGCGGCCTTCTCACCCTCCACCAGGTAGATGGCTCGGCCTGCTGTCTTAGCGTCCAATAGTTCCGGTAGGTTGTACGGGACGATGCGCGTGTCCTTAAGTCCGGCTATGCGCTTTCCCGAGGCGTCCACGCGGTGTATGGAGTACGTCTTGCCCTTAGCGTCCTGAGTCTTGTACCGGCGCTTAGTGAACAGGGTATCGCCGTCCTCTGTGCGGTACAGCCATTCCTTTTCTAAGACCGGCGCCTGGTGCTGGGTAAAGCTAATCTCCTCCCGCTTTGGTGTGGTGGGTAGCAAGTCCCTAGCTCTGACAGCGTCAAACACGTCCCTCTGGTCGCACCCGCCGTGGCAGTGGAACAGGACCTTGCCGTCTGACTCGGTGATCGAGAGTGATGGGTTCTTGTCTCCGTTCCCTCTGCCGTGGCCAGGTACGGGGCATGAGCACACCCACTGCCCGTTGACCTGCTTGGCGTTACCCAGCGCCTTGGCTATTGTTTCTGTGTCCATTTATTCGTTCTCGTTATTCGAGGGGAAAAAAAAGCCGGTGGAGATCAACCCACCGGCATCCAAGTCTTAACGATTATTCCTGTTTAGTCAGGGAATTCATTTGCACTTGAATAAATTCCTTTAAAAATTGAGCGTCAACAAAATCCGCATCGTTTGTTGGCTCATGCTTTTTAAGCAAAGCTAAGTACAAATCAATACCTTCTGTTGCGTAAGTAAGTGCTTGCAAGATGTCTTTTTCATTATTCATAAAATTTTCTCTAAAAAATTGAGATATTCAGAATGCTTTGTAATCATTTCCTTAGCAATTTCATCGACTGAATTTGCAAGATCGTCAAAACCATTAAAGGCTGATGTGGCAATGAATCCTGTAAGCGCCGCAGCAGAATAAATTTCATAAATACGCATTTCTTGTTTGATTTCCTGATCTCTAGTCATCAGAACATCTCCTCATCATCCTCAACCACGGTAGCCTTCACTGGTGCTTGCTTACGCACCGGCAACGGGACAATGGCAGCTGGCTCTGCCTCGAACTCCTGTCCATCGGCATC